TCATCCTCACTCTGCTTACCTCTCAACTGTTTCTTGTAGTCAGCAGCTTCCGAATTGGCTTTAGAAAGCTGTGCTTTCAGGCGGTTCACTTCCGCTTCATTGTCTTTCGCTCCTGCACCCGCACTCTGCAATGCAGTGGAAATCTCTTCCTCAGTCATACCTTCCTTATAGGCATCCCCAAGCAAATCACTTAAATAACTCATAATAGTCCTCCTTGCGTTTGTAGGTGTTCCCTCACCATGATTTCCGTTTTATCCTCTTGTCTGAGTTTGCGTTTTGTAGGTGTTCCCTCACCATGTATGTAAAGGAAGCAGATCACTCTTCCTCTGCATCAATGTGTAGTTCCACGGTGCATCGGCAGTTCACATTGTTCTCAGCTTTTGTAAACCCTCCGGGGTAAGCTGCATGATCTCCGTCAAATGTCCAGAACTCTTCGTCCAGAGACACCGAAGCACCTTCCAGATAACGATGCGTTTCCCGCACCTTGTCATCCATAACCGTGTACCAATTCTTTGTCACCCCATATCCAACACTGGATTGGTACTGGTGTCCTCCATCCAGAACCGCAGCGTTGTATACTCTGTGAAATTCAGATTCAGCAAGAGTCTGTAGCCCCTGTAAATCTCCTGAGAGGACATGATCTGCAACCCTGTCCTCAAATGTCTTACCGTCAATCACCAAGTAGATGACTTCATCCATGCTTCTCACATCCACGGTCAGATCATAAGCAAGCATCTCCGAAGCGGCTTGTACGCCCTTGCGGTAGGCATTTATGAGCAGTGACAAAATGTCATCTGCTATTTGACTGACCTGTACGGTCTGATCCTCTGTAGTTTCGGAAGCGGTGTTATAACTGACAGCGGTAAGGGCATTGATTTCATCAAACGCCAGAATGTAATTTGAAAGTGTCTTTTTATTCATGACAAAATAAAAAGGGACTATGAGTTGTTACACTCACAGTCCCATTGGACTCACCAGAACCTTTGTCCCGGCGTTACTCTTTCATCTTCATTTTTCGTTTGATTTCTACAATGGTGATCTTACCCTGCTCAATCAGTATTTCCACTCTGCTCCCGTGTTTCAGCAGACTTTCCATCTGCTCCACCATTTCCTTCGTTATTACCGGAGTCATCGTCATTTCCCTCCTGTTTCATTCTTTGCTGTTGCTCAAACAACTCTTGTGCCTTTTGCTCCTGCTCCTCTGCATATTCAGCACTTAATGTGTATGCAAGGTCAGAATCTACAAACAATCCACAATGCTCAAAAGCAAGACGTGGATGGATTTTGTTATTTTTCAGCATCAGATCAAGCACCTGTGCCTTTTGAAGAATGTTTTCGTAGTTCCTTCGTGTGAACCGGATTTCTACGTTGCATACCTTCAAGTCCATATCGGCAAGAGTGCGGCAGATGTTCAGAACCACCTTCAAGAAAATTCTCTCAGACTTCTTAAACATCAACTCACTGTCCTTTGCTCTGGCTTCGGCAGCAGACCAACCATCACGCATGATGACGGCAGAACCCGTATCAGATGTAGAAGAACCGCCATTACGGTTCGGCATACCACAGATGGTAAGCACTGTCTGATACATATGGTCTACCAAGGTCTGAGTCTCACCCTGATTGAGATTACTTACCAGATAGTTAATCTCAGCTTTCAACTGGGGATCAATGTCTTTGAACTTGATAGCCCCTCTTTCCCGGAGTTCGTCAAAATCTTCGGAACTGATATCTACGTTGTGGAATAGCATCAATGCCTGAATGAACTGCTCCACTCCATCCAAACGGTTACTGTCTGTCAGGTTGATTGCATCCAGAAGTGGGATAACCAGTTCAAAAGCACCGATCCTTGCCATATTCAGTGGATATTCAATAATCGGAATCTCACCCAGAATATGTGTATCATAGGAAACAACCTTCGACTCCACAATCTCAAAATACTCACGATCGGAATAGCAACTGTAATGTACCACTCCGTTTTCATCCACCACATACTTAACACCCAGAATTGGCTTGTTGCCTAAACCGTTGTTATAGACCACGAAGGTATTTCTGGGATCAAGAGTGTAGATTTCAAACGGTGATTCATCGTCCTCTCCCGCCATTTCATCCGGGAGTACCATACGGAAGGAAGTTCCGCAGATATGAAACCAGTCGGCAAGTTCCTTGTCCTTCGCAGGCTTTTCCTCTGCAAATACGAACTCGTTAAGCTGATTGATTGCATCGGCAATGTTCTCAGCGTTTCCTCTGGAAACATACTGTAGCGGCTCACCCATGAGGTAGCCAGACTTGAATGAGACAATTTCATTCGCACGATTTTCAACAATCTTGTTTGTGATCTCAGGTCTTACTTCCTTCACACGGTTAAGAATCGGCTGCCTGCCCTTGTAGTAAGACCACAGGTAACTGATCTCACTTCGGTTCTTCCAGTGGTACGGTAATGCTTTTCGCAATATCTGAACCACGTTACCAATATTCACTTCGGTTTCATCTGTCAGGATCATCCTTCGTCCGTTCAGATGTAAATAGGGTTCTACCACTGGTGACACCTCCTTCTTAATAATCTTTCTCTATGGTTTATTATAGCACTCTTCAATGGTTATTTCAAGTAATATTTAGGCATAAGCATTGGAGACTTTTTGGGAAAATTAAATCCTTCTGTCCATAATCTCAACCGTATTTCCGATCAGTCCTCTCAGTTCATTTTCAAGCAATGCAAGGGAGTCTGGTGCGTCATCGTGCGGCACTTTACCGGATCGGGTATAAGTAGTCACCTGCTTCAAGAAAGCTGCATACTGGCTGTTCCTTGCATACAGAGACGGATCTTTGAAATAGAACTTCTTTAAGATATTATCCGATGCGAACTCAATACGGGTCTGCTTATTGCTGATCGTCTGCTTCGTTCGGATATTGCACACATACTTCCTGTCAGTCAAAATCTGCTGCACATCACGGGCAAAATACTTACCTGCATTATTCGACTCAAAGGTACTGGCTACCACCTTGTTATCAATGAGTGCTTTCGCACATTCAGGTTTGGTTACTTTCGGTGCAGAATCGTCAAAGACTACATCTACGATGTAGACCTCACTTCCGTATACCGCAGCAATCGGCATAGCACAGAAGTCATCTCCGGTGTCCGCAGTATCACAGACAGCAATGATACTGTCAGGATCACGGTCAATCGGCAGTTCAAAGTAGCGGTTAAGACTCTTCTCCGGGAAAAGAATTCCTTTTGCTTCAAACGGTTTCTGCTGAAATTCGGACTCAAACTGTTCCTCAGAAAGCATCTCACGCTGATCCCTAAAATACTGAGTGGTGAAAACCTTTCTACCCTCACGCATATACTCAAAGTTACTTTCATCTGTCACCAGATCAAGAGCAGGTGTCTCAATAATCTTGCATCGTTTTCCCTGTTTCTGCATCTCTTCCTGCAAATGACCGATAGGATCATACAGAGAATATCGTGTACCGCAGATGACAATAGGTGTACCCTCAATAGCACGTCCGATGATATCACCAGAGATGACCTCCCACTTATCATCAAGTCTCTGACGGTTCTTCGCTTCCTCACGTCCTTCCACACAGTCATCGAGGTACAGAAGGTTAGTTGCTTCGGAAAGACCTACCTGACGGGCATCAATGGATCGGCACATAACGGTAGGGAATCGGGACTTATGCAGAAGGTTGATAATCTTCGTGTCGGCATTGGTCTGGACAAGTTTGCTCTCCGGGAAAATATCATAAAAATGATAGTCACTGGGAAGAGTCAGATATTCCAGACAACCAAGATAGAACGATTTAACAAGGTCATCACCTGTACCTTCCATAAGTGTTGCTCTGTCCGGGTACTTACCGGAAAGCATATTCGTGAAGTTGATACCTAACTGGGACTTCCCGGCTCTCTTCGGCATGGAGATGGATAGGAAGTCCAGTTTCCCGTCAAGAATCTCCTGATATGCGTCTACATATCTTCTCAGATAATGACGGCGGGGCTGATAGAACTTCTTGTCAAGTGGCTTGCCGTACTCTACCGCTTGTAAGTAATCATCGAAGAAATGCTGTGCCCCGAAAAGAAGTGACCTGAACATCAGATCATCAAACTCTCTGGCTTCATCGAATTTCTGACTGCATACCGTCATACGCAGTCCCCATGAGATACGATTACGCAGTTCATGATTCCATGCGTGTGCGGTCTGGAAGTCAATCTTCTCATATTCCCGGCAGACTGCAAACATCTCTTCGTATGCAGATCTATCAAGCGGATTCCTTTCTATAGCTTCATAAATCTTTTGTTTCAATTTCAAATAATTCATAATAACCTCCTGAGAATAAAAAAAGGACTGTCAAAACGACAGTCCCATTGGACAAACTGTAGCATCTCTACAGCCAAGTATTCAGTTAATCAATAAGTGGCAATCCGTTGTTATCCTTTAATCGTCCTCTCATGATTTTGATAATATCAAGCAGCCATCCTATAAACAGGAAGTTGAAGGTGAACATTGCAAGCAGACCTCTCATGAATCTTCCCACATAGAAATAGTGACCTCCGAACATTCCTGTAAAAATACAGAGTAATAACGCAGTCCTTTTCTTCTTATGACTGCTCAGATAAACACCTGTAGCCATACTTGATCCTCCTTATAAGTTCGCTAAAATTCTGAACGGTAATCTGAACATCCAAAGGATAGGCATGATTATTACATAGTACACGATCTTCATAGATACCCAGAACATCAATCGGAAGCACAGCCACATGAAATAGCAAATGCCCCACAGTAAATATAACATACTTATCCCTCACTTTCACCATCCAAAATCATCTCTTCATCTTCTGACTGTATGATGATCTGAAACTCCATTGCATCAGCCCACTTTATGAGTGTTTCTACAGTCATACCCATACCATCATTTCTCAGGAGAGTCTTACCGATACTGCCTTGACCGGAATAACCAAGTTCCTCAGCCAGTTTTCGTTGACTCCATCCTCTTTTAGAAAGCATGGTTTTTACACAATCTTTCACGGTCATAGCCGTCAGCCCTCCTTAATCAGACTTATTGGCGTATGCCTATCATGATAGACGTATGTCTATTATACTCCCTAACTTTTTATAGTATAGCCCTCTCTAAGAGAAGTTATAGCACTTGATAGACGTATGTCTATTTTTTAATAGGCGTATGCCTATCATTTATTCTGAAATCTCAAATGTCTCACCAGTCGAATTGTCTGTAACAGTCAATGAACAATTCATTACCTTCAAGAAACGGATCAGCATAGAGATTTTCATATCACGATTAAGAGCCTGACTTACACCGGATTGGCTTTTCATCTCCATCTTCTCTCTCATTTCAGTCTGAGTGATCTCCTTCTGTGCCATGAGATTTTTAATTACTTCGTTAGCCTGCATTGTGCTACCTCCTTTCATGCTTACATGATATTATGATTTTATGATATTGTCAAGACCTTTTTAATTTTTGCGGAACTTTCGCACCTCACCCGCCCCGGCTGCCGGGGGTCTGTTTCCCCCTCCGGGGGTATGCTGTCCCGGTGCTGCTGTCCTGTCACCAGATCGCAAAAAAAAATATCATGTAATCATGATAAAATGCTTGACAATATCATGTATATATGATATCATGTAAACATGATAAAGAGATAGCAACGACAACTAAATAATTATAGGTTGTCAATGCTGCTGTACAGCAGGCAAGCCGCCCGGTGTACAGATTGCACAAATTGATAATTGAATATAGGAGGTCAAGTATTATGTATGATTACAGAGAAGCAATGACAGAGGATGTAAAACAGTGGATTACAGACGAGGTTGATTTAGCAGACTGGACAGAGGATAGAGGAGGACTTGAGCAACAGTTAAATGATGACTTGTGGACAGCCGATAGCGTGACAGGCAACGGCAGCGGATCATATACATTTAACAGGGTGCAGGCTTCCTTGTATGTACTCGATAACATGGACTTATTACAAAAAGCTATTAACGAGTTCGCAACCGATCCCGCAACCGTAGGGGATAAATTTATTTCTGAGGATTGGGAATGGTTTGACGTAACAATACGTTGTTACATTCTGGGGTCTGTAATATCCGATGTATTAGACGAGATGGAAGAAAACGGGGACTTTGACGAGTCCGAAGAATAACACACGTTGCGGCGTGTATAAATAGTCAGTCAAGCCGCAAGCGTCCCGGCTCTGCCGGGGGTCTGGAAACAGAATACAATAGAATATAGGAGGTCTTGTATTATGAGAGAATACAGCTTTAGAAAAGATGGTTTTACTTTTGAGAGAGTTAGCAAGGCAACAGCCCGCCGGGTATTTAATAACGATATGCCTATTATGTTATGCCCTTGCAATTTAAGACCAGAAACCGGGTTATTTAGTACAGTAGTACAGAACGGGAAACATTTAAACACAACGTTTGAAACCCTATTAAATACGTTTGAATATTACAACTGTACAACCAACGAAACGGGACGTTATACAGCGTTTTATATCCCGGTGACAGAGGTTGACCGCTTTACAGGTGAAACACCAACGGCGGCAACTCTGGGAACTGTAAAACAATATGATTATAACTTTATAAACTAGCCACAAGCCCCGGCAACAGTCCGGGGCATTGGTTTATAATGCAGCCGTAGGCGGTCACAAGCCCGCATAAATGCAGAGTGTAAACCAATATAGAAAAGGACGTGATAGCGTGAAAAGAGTCTGGAAAACACCGGAACTTGACTATTACAACCTTTATGCCGATATGCTACAACAGCCCCATTTACTAATTGCAGGGGCTACGGGCAGCGGTAAAAGCGTTGTAATAAATGGCATGATGACAACAGCACTAAAGGACAGCCCCGCCGCTGTACAGTTTATATTGATCGACCCTAAACGGGTTGAACTGGTGGATTATAAAGAACTACCCCACACACTGCGTTATAGCAGTGAACCGGGGGAAATGGTACAGGCATTACAGGAAGCTATAGCAATAACAGACAACCGTTATAGAGACATGGCACGGCAGCACGTCAAGAAATACGGCGGCGGTGCTGTGTATGTGGTTATTGACGAACTAGCCGACCTGATGACAACGAACAAAAAGCAAGTACAACCAATATTGCAACGGCTCTGTCAGATCGGCAGAGCGGCAAGTGTTCACGTTGTAGCGGCTACACAATGCCCGCTATCTGCCGTAATCCCTACACCTATAAAAGTAAATTTTGATAGCCGTGTAGCACTCAGAACCCGCAGTGGTCAAGACAGCCGTAACATTTTAGGCGTGACAGGTTGCGAACTTTTGCCCCGATACGGTCAAGGCTACTACATGACCCCGGATGGATGCAGGTTGTACAATATACCGATGTACGAAACAGAAACCCCGGACATAATAGAATATTGGAGAAAACAGAAACCCCGGATAGTATGGAATGGGTAGAACGCCCGCCCCGTATGATCCGGGGCTTTCTTTATGCCCTCAGAACGCACACACGCCCCGGCAGCAGGTCTTTCCTACACCGGGGCGTATTTCATTGCCTTATTTAATTTTATGGCTTTCTGCCCCTTCTGCGACTTCTGAGATTTCACCTTCTGGCACGTCTACAATGTCGGCATTGTCAAGATACTTCCGTGCAAGGGCTTCTGTGTCGGCACTGTCACCTAACGGATTGTTAGGGGTCAGAACCATTTCTGTCTGATCCTTCATGCCGTCATAGTTCTTCTGCCAGAATATGCCAGTAACCGGATTGACCTTGCCATCCTGCATAAGTCCCTCACGGTATAATGCACATACTTTCTGCACCTTTTTGATAAAGTCGGTGCGGGCGGGGTTCGTTGTACAACGGTTGACCCACTCCCATGCAATACCCTTATCTATTCCTATTGCAGCATACGCAGCCTGATTGCCTATCTTCATATCGTACTTTGCACACGTTTCCAGATAGTGCATGAACCGTCTTTCCATCTCTTCTATGTCGTTATAGTCCAACTTCTCAGACGGCATGATCTCCATAGTGAACTGAATCATCCGGGAGTTATACCCTTCTGGCAGATCAGGATTGTGACCCTGTACAATCGGGCTATTCTCTCTTGCTTTTTCCAAGTTCGCAGGGCTACTCTTCTGATACCCCGCTGTCCTTCTGGGCTTTCTGTCCTTCCCTCTCGTTCTGGGCTTCTTCTGTTCTTCTGCCATTCTTACCTACTCCTTTCTGCTCCTTCTCTTTCTGCTCTCTTTTCCATCTCTCTACATAACTTTCCATAGTTCTGCTCCTTTCTTACCTGTAGGGCTTGTAGGGTATTTTCGATTTTCGGTATAACTTTTCTTAGTAGGCGGTCTACTAGAGAAAGTTATAGCAAAATAATGAAATACCCTACATACCCTACAATTAACCTGTCGTTTTCATCATAATTCCGTAGTAAACAGCCACGCCGCCACTCACGGACTTCTGCTCATACCACTCAGGGTGTGCCATTAACTCAGCATTGAACTTCTTCATGCTGCATACATAATAGCCGTTGCTCTTGCACCACAGCTTGTAATTATCATAAAGGGTCTTTGCTCTTGTCTTAGCGTCATCCTGCTTCTGGCATTTCTCTTCAAGGTATTGCAATACCAGATCATTGTCCTTCTCATACTGCTTGACTACCTTCTGCATATTTGCTGACATTTTCAGACCAAACCTTCTGTACTTGAAGTACCCGGCAACCAACCATGTGAAGATACCCCGCATTGCTTCCGGTGACTCAAAGTAGTCCTTCAAGCCTTTGTCCTGTTCGTCATCATTGAAGTGCCTGTTAAATTCAATAACACGCACACGATCAGAAGCAAACAAGGATTTATCTTTTACAGCAGGTAGGTCATTACAAGACAGCCACATTGTAAACTGCGGCTTGAAGGTAATTGCTGTCTGATACAACTCACGGGCGGTAATTTCTTCACCACCAGTAAGCTGCTTGATGACTGATTCATCCAACTTCCCGGCGGTGTCTGACTCACTCATAGTAACCATTCGCTTACCTTTCAGCTTTGCCAGTACCGGGCTTGCTGCTTCTGCGTTCTTTGCTCTGTCACCACGGCAGATCAGTTCTACAGGTGTGACCGTAGAGTAATCACCAAGCAAGTGCTGAATTGCATCAAGCATGGTGGACTTTCCGTTTCTGGTGGTCTTACCATGCAGGATAAACATACACTCTTCCTTAGATGTTCCAAGGATGGAATAACCCAAGGCACGTTGCAGGTAGTCCGCTTTGTCCTTGTCGTTCTGCGTTACTTCCTTGATAAACTGTTCCCATCGGGCACACTTCTCTTTCTTCACACCGTATTCAAAATTGGTCTGCATTGTTAAGAAGTCATCCCATTTATGCTCACGGAATGTCAGTGATTCCAGATCATAAGTACCATTCTTGCAGTTAATCAGGAATGGGTGTGTATCAAACTCTGCTGCTGCAATTTTCAAGTTGTCGGCTGCATCCTTCATGAGTCTGTCACGGAAACGTCTATCACCCATCTTGCCGACAAAAGCCATGTACTGCTTACGCTTATCTTCGTCCGGGATTTCTCCGCAGTAGAGTGCCATGATCCTGACAAACTCTTTAATCTTATTGGACACAAGCAATGATCCTACATCCTTCTGCCACTTGCCACCGTCATAGGTGTACCATGACTTTGCTTCCGGGCAGTACCGGGTGTCATGATCGTAACACTCTGAAAAGAGGTCAGCCATACCCGCTTCATCCCACGAATACCCTGTAGAATCTTCCTGATAGGAAGTCTCAGGGTGATGTTCTTTAATATATGTTAACTTTTCTGAAATCTCTACCGATGTTACATAGCGTCCGTTGGACAACTGAAATAATTCATCTTCCATTGTTCTTTCTCACCTCCTTCTGTTGATAGTCTTTACACTTCGGGGTACACTCATAGCACAGATCATATTTAATTTTGCAGCAGAGTCCCCAGTCACCGCCACCTATGAAGTTCTCACAGGTGACGCAAGTATCTGTAGGTATTACACTCTGCTGTTCCATTTTTCAATTACCCTTTCTATTGCATGACTGCCTTTATTGCCACATCTGCTCGGCATATCAATCAGTGTTTCTGTATGAATACCGCATTTTGTACACTGCACTTCTACACCATTGTTGACAAATAATCGTGCATCCCCTCCACAAAACGGGCATGATTTCAATTTCATATCCATAGTTACCTCCTGTATCTGCTTATGCTTTCTGCAATGATCTGTAGTTCTCTGTCTGGAAGCGGTGGCTTGCACACTTCTTTGTTGACTCTCTGCAATTCCTGATAAATCTGCATCGGAGTGTACCCAGTGTTGTGCAATGCACCTGCCAGACTGGTAAGAGAAATGTTTCTGCCGCCGTCCGGGATTTCTGGGTAGTCCGGTCTGACAAAGATTCTCCCACCCGTAGGCTTCGGAAACTTAGGAGAATAGATACGCTGTACCATATTTGAATTGCTCCCGGTCTTTTCTGTCTCTTTAAAATACTTCTCCACTACATAGTCAATAGCTTCCTGATTATCAATGATCTCAGGGAAGATCAGCACCTTCCCGGTCATGATAAAGAACCTTCTTGCCTGATAGATTTCTACGCCTGCAAGATTGTTCTTACCTGAGAACGGCAGCTTGCCACGCATGAGGATATGTACTCCACGTCCACTCCGGGACTTCTCTGTGTATGAGTGGCAGGCTTGCATAATATCTGCACACAGCGGGGTCATAAGACCGTCCTCAAAGCCTGCATCAATGTCAATGCCTACAATGTTCTGATCGGCAAAAACATAACCAATGTGGTCATAGTGTCCGTTCTCCACCGCCCACTCAGCCTGCTCAAAGGTAGACCAAGTGTCCGGTGCGGTGGATGAAGCGGCTTTTCTTTCAAATGCTCTCATGGGAACTTTTGAACCGTCCCAAGCACACACCCACTGATTCTGATTCTTTAATTCTTCTGGTATTCTGGAATAGTCCATCTGTTCCCACGCTCCTTACTCTGTAATCAATTCGCTGTGTGGTAGTGATTCGATGAAATGACAGAACGTATGCCATTCATCAAGTTTATGGTTTCTTCGTGCATGATAGATGTTCTTCAACACTGCATAATTAAGCTGCACGGTACGCTTCTGGTTGTAAGATGACGGCAAAAGCTGAATCATCTGCCACCAGTCACGCTTGTCCTTCTGACTAAGGAAGTCCAGTCTTGCATTGTTCAGTGCATCCACTACCATCTTCATGATAATAAGATTAGTCTGAGACAGGTGATCCGTGGAGAAATCTTCCAAGGTAAACTCTTTTGCCTGAATCTTGTGCATTGTGCTACACGAATTTGCGACTGTACCCACCTTGTAGGTGTCAAATTCTTTCCACCAATAGAGAGGTGCTTCCACATCTACCGTGACGTTAATCATTCTCAGGAACTTCCCGTGATCGTTACCTGCTGCCGCAAGTCTCTTCATGAGAGAGAGGTCATTTTCTCCTACTGCATAGCAAGCAAATTCTGAACAATCGTGTTCTTTCGGATGACAAATACCTTCACGATCAATAATTCCACATTTTCCACAATCTACAGCAGGATAACTGTCTGATTTATCCCATGAGTTCATAGGATTTCTCATACCTCTAATTGCAGCTTCCCACCCGTAGGTTTCTGCCTTTGAAATTCTAATCATGATTCATACCATCCCTTCTGCGAACTCTCATGTAGTCTTTGTAATCCAGACCATTCATCTTCGCTGCTGTATGCAATGCTCTCTTCTTTGTGCCGTATGTGCCGGGGATAGGCTCTTTACAGCCTACCTCCGTGACATACCATCTACTGCTACCGTGTTCTTTGTGTACTTCGTACTTCATAACCATAGTCTTTGCTTTCCTTTCCAATCGGTTAATAACCTGTTCGGGATCAAGGTCACAAAGGGAATGAAACCATTGTGACCGGAAGAACTTTCGGCACTCGTCCACGTTACAATCTGTAGTCGGTGACTTAAAGCCCGCCAGTAAGTCAACGTAATCAATCGCAGCTTGCTCTATGATCCCGAACCTGAGATTATCAATCCCTTTATCTGTCATACCTTAACCCTCCATTACATTGACTTTCTCTCAGCAATCTCAGCCATTTTTGCAGCGTTCAAACGGGTATCACCGTGAACTCTACTGTAGGACAGATAGCCATTCATTCTATCAATCTTCGTGAGGTTGGTACTGCCACACACCGGGCACACATCCATCTCTAACTCTTCATGACCGCAATCATCACAGTATGCCAGAGACAGGTTGACTCCTTCGTAATAGCCTAACTCCATTGCTCTGCATACCAGAGTCTTGACAGCGTTCCGGTTGTAGCTGATCGGATATCTCACATACTGAATCTTGCCGCCGTTGCAAAGATTCCAGAAACGTCCTTCCAAGTCTTGCTTCTGAATCGGTGTGATATCTTCTGTGACGTGACAGTGAAAGCTATTGCTTACATAGGGTCTGTCTGACACATTCTTAACTACTCCGTACTTCTTTCTGAACTGTTCCACCTGTAATCCGCAAAGGCTCTCAGCAGGTGTGCCATAGATTGCATACAACCATCCGTCAGCTTCCTTGTACTCATTGACCTTATCGTTGATGTGCTGCATGACTTCCAGTGCAAATGCACCATCTTCCGCAATGGACTTTCCATTGTAAAGTTCCTGCAACTCATTGAGTGCTGTGATTCCGAAAGATGCCGTCATAGGTTTGAGAAGTGATTTAATCTTGTCCGAAGGTTTCAGACGCCCTCCGTAGAAACCACCTTCACAATAGGCAATCGGGTTGGTACTGGCTTTCATCTCTCCAAGGTATTCATAAGTACGCTTGTGAATATTGCGAATCATTTCAAGGTAGAAGTCCAAAACCTCATAGAAGTCCTTATCCTCTTCTCTTGCTTTCGCAAGAATCATAGGCAGATGCAGACTCACTGCACCGATATTGAAACGTCCTTCAAAGATAGGCTTATCATCTTCGTCTGCCGGGTGCATACCGCCACGCTCATACCACGGACTAAGGAAAGCACGGCAACCCATAGGGCTTACCACTCTGCCATATTTCTTGTACATCTCAGCCACATAACCGTCACCTGTAAGAGACAGCCAGTCAGGGTACATAGTCTTGCAGCTACAGTCAATCCCGGCTTCAAATACATCTTCGTTGATACAGCCTTCACCGTGAAGATTCTTGTCATACAGGAATACCAGTTTAGGGAAAAGGACTGGCTTCTTATTTCCGGGCTTACCCTCACCTGTCATGTGAACACGCAAGAAAGTCTTGCTTGCCATTTTACCGAAACGATCCGTAGCCAGACCGAAGGTCATAGTGATAAATGGATAGTCACCACGGGATGATCCCACAGTGTTCAGCTTCATTTCAATTCCTTGAAATCCCTGTTCAAAATCTCTTTCTACCTTCTGCATAGCCCATTCATGAACTTCCTGCGTGAAGGTCTGCTGATTGCGAATTTCCATGTATTCATCTACATACTTCTTATAAGATTTCTCAGCGTAAGGTGCTGCCAACTTGTCAACTTCCGGTACTGTAAATCCTCCGTACTGCTGACTTGCGGTTGCGAGGATGATATCACCCAGTACATCAAAGAACACATCAAGCGTTTTCGGTTCGTTGTACCAGATATTCCCCATCTCAAAGCCACCCTTCATAACCTCATTGACTCTGAACAGGCAACAGTTCATAGTGTCCAGTCTTGCGGACTGATCGTGAATGTAAATGTAACCGTCCCGGCAAGCCTGCAACTCTTCCTGAGTCATGAAGAACTTACGGTACAGACGCTTATTCAGTTCGTTGAAGATCAAGCAACGCTTTGTAGCCACCAGTGCTGAGTCCGTGTTTGCGTTCTCTTTATCTCCCTGAAATCTAACAACCTGCGATTTCTGGAATACCCTGTCTAACACATGAACAAAGTCCTGCTTATAGTTTCTGTAGTTACGATAGGATGTAGCAATCCGTGGATCGTACTTATCAAGTACCTGTTCCACAATATTGTGCATCACGGCAACCGGGATATCAGTAAGTCCTTTTTCTTCGATCACTTCCAGTACCGCACCAACGATTTCATGAAATGCTGTATCATCCAGTGTAATCATGACTCTGGAAGCAGACTTGTTGACAGCGTTTACGATCTTTTCACCGTCAAACTCTTCCAGTGTTCCGTCTTTCTTAATTACTTTCATGTAAGACCACTTCTCCTTTCTGTAATGATTTTTGTACGTCAATCACTCTCTGATTGGTGCTGCCCGCCCAGTGATAATTGACATCCTTCAACTCTTCTTCAAAGCGTCCATCCACCAGTACGTCTGCATACTTGACTGCTGCAAGCAGATATTTGTTTGCAAGAATCTGTTCCCATGTATACCCGGTGTAGACCCATATTGTTTTCTTCGGAAATTTCTTCTGTACTGCTTTCATGATGGAGAATACTGCTCCACGGTTCTGCGGGTGAAGCGGATCACCACCGGAGAAAGTAATACCTGCCACATACGGTTTTTCCAGTGCTTTCATGATTTCATTAAAAGCTCTCTTATCAAACACCAAACCGTCATCAGGATTCCATGTAACCGGATTCTGACAGCCCTTGCAGTGATGTTCACATCCTGCAACCCAGAGGACTACCCGAAGTCCGTCACCGTTATTCATGTCATCCTGAGTAATGTTGTGATATCGCATTAGATATCTCCCGGCTTACGATGCAGAGAATTTTCTACTGTAAACCCTTCTGGGTAACGGGCTTTCAGCTTGTCAATATTCATCTGCATGACTGTATCAATATCCGTTCCCAGTGCATTACACGCTTCTGCGATCATCCAGAGACAGTCACCAAGTTCCTTTTCCATGTGTTCAAGGTTCACTTCATGTCCCTGATATTTCTTCTGCAAGATTCCTGCAACCTCTCCTGCTTCACTGTTCAGACCGAACACGGCATGAAACAGTCTATCTTCTTTCTGATCGTAAGGAATACTGCAAGTTCTAATTGCAAGTTCCTGATATTCTTTACCTGTCATGATTTAGTCCTCCTGTTTCCACTCTTCTTTAGTCGGTGCTTCCTTGTCTTCTCTGCCTGCACCAATAACTGCTACACAGATCAGGAAAATCTGACCTGTAATAAAACCTCCGATAAATCCAAGTAATGCTCCCATAGTAATTTCTCCTTAATCGTTGTGAGTAACTTTGACACCGTATTCAGGAAGGAAGTTGATTTCATAATGGTACTTGTCAACATTTGCACCGGAAATATCTTCCACTACATACATCGTGTCATCGTTCAGATATACAAAATGTTTCTGATACTTTCCATCTCCAACCTCACAGATAACTTCCAGTTCGTTATCTGAATTGTTGCTGAGAGAAAATGTACCTTCCATTTCAAGCAAAATCGTATCAGTTCTGGCATTGATTACAGTCAGTTTACGGGTTACATTGAAGTTATCAGCTTCTTTACCGATGTTATACGAAACCTGTTCTGATTCTGTACATCCGGTCATAAGCACTGCCATCATAAGTGCGGCAATTACTACAGCAACTACTTTCTTCATAGTGCTTCCTCCTTAAATACCTTTGATTCTGGCAGCCATCATGTCTGCCGTGTGAGTCCACAGGACGTTAGGAAATTTCTCAATAGCCTTTCCGTACTTGTCCCAGTTTTCCTTGTCATCGAACGCTCCCATATGCCATCTGATACACGCTTTCTCTTCCTCAGTCACACCAATGTCATTTGCTTCCAGAAGTACCAAAGACTTCTCACCGTGACCGGGAAGGGTGACATTCGGGTTGTAGCTGTACGTTCCATCTCCGTTGTGAATGTAGTTGTCACACTTGCAAAGATCATGGAACATTCCTACAAAATAGGGACTCTTTCTGCTGTTCCAGTGAAGTTTCAGATGTTTGGTGAGATGCAACAGGCTCTTAGTCACTTCAAGGGAATGATCGAACAAACCACCTTCATAGTTCCCATGATACTTCGTGGAAGCAGGGGCGGTGAAGTAACCCATTCTTTTGAGAGTGGCTACGAAGTAATCTACATCTTCCTTACCGAACACCTGACCCATCAGGGACTTGAAAATCTTAATTCTTTCGTTCGTGTTCATCTTTAATCCTCCATTTTGAGAATATTTTAATATAACCATTGGAGAGTTTGAGATGATATCTCACCCTCTCCGCAGGTCACTTACTTAACCAAGCAGACTGTTAAGGTCAAATGCCGCAGGCTTCTTACCTTCCTGCTTTGCAGGTTCAGTCTTTGCAGGCTTACTCTGCTGCTTCGGTGCTGCCGGGGCAGCTTCCTCTTCGTCAAATCCGTCAGCGGCTTCCTTGTCACCCAGTCTCACGAATTTGAGCATCTTGCCCGGTGTCTTGTTACTTTCGACTTCCTCATGTTCAACTTCGCAGCGAATGAAGTGTCCAACCAATTCCTGATCGTTAATATTCTTCACTGTGAAATCATCAAGTGCAGTCTTAGCAAAATAGCTGAACGCATTAAGTCCACCCTGATTCGGTTCACCATCTTTGTTCAGGAGAGAAAATCTCTCAATATGCTTCTGACCCTTTGCGGTCTGCATAACGACCTCCATCTTACCGAAGTCCTCTTTGTAGTTGACCTCAGTAATCTTGAATACATGAGTTCCTTCCGGGATCAGTGTAAATCCCTCTGTAAGTCCAATCTTTGCCATTGTAATAGTCCTCCTTAAATGTTATTTAATATATCCAGAGATTGTTGCTTCAAAGAAGCAATACTCTGAGTAACTGGTTTATAAATCTGTTTGAACAGATTTTCCAAAACAGTAACCACAATGGAGTTACCTGCCATCTTATAAAGCTGTGATTTTGAAATACCGTTATCTACAAGAATCTGGTAATCTGAATCTGAAAAGCCCATCAAGCGGAAATATTCTTTAGGTGTAAGTTTTCGGTATAATTTGTTCTTCAATACCTTTACCTCACCACCGCCACCGCTTACGGTTTTAAGTGTTGGTGAAATTCCTTCCGGGGAGTAAATGCGATTCGGCATATCCATGTTGTAGTAATGGAGGTCTGCAATCTGTACGCATTTAGGGTCTTTATAGTCTCTTGCCAATAGAGTCATGCAAATCCCCCCCTATCCTGTATTCTTCGCTTCTCCTGTTGGAAGTTTGAAACTTCAATTTTGGATAGCTGTTTTTCAGATAAAAGGAAACTTGACGGTACATTATCATCCAGATAATCACCCATGCACTTTGTAAGAGGTATTACAGGTGGAAAATGGAAAGATCGGTCATCAATATCTTTACGGATTGATATGATAAATACTCTCTCTCTCTCCCTTGTGGCATACCATAATCGGCAGCATTTAATACTTGCCAGTAATTGTTATATCCTGCATCTTCCAACTCTGATAACACTGTATCAAACACATCGGACATACGCTTACTTGTAAGATTTTTTACGTTTTCAGCTATAGCAATTCGTGGTTTACAATGCTTCATAATTCGGATAGCATCAAAGAACAATCCGCTTCTTGTCTTACTTCCGTCCTCATTTCTTAGACCCTTCTGCAATCCGGCAGAAGAAATATCCTGACATGGAAAACCATAGGTCATAAGATCAATTTCAGTAGGAAGTTTGGTTTCATCCACCTTTGTAATATCTCCCAGATTCATGCTTTCCGGTACGTTATGTATCAGCGAATATGCTTTACTGGCATATTTGTCAACTTCACAGTAATTAACCAGTTCGTACTTGACTCTGATATTGTCCAGAGCCTTTTCAAAAGCACCTATTCCGCTGAACAAACTGAGATATTTAATCATGCGGACTCCTTTCTTCGCTTTGGAGTGAAACGGTACTCAGGCTTTTCAGTCTCAGTCATGTACTTATCAAGCACACCGTCCTTTTCCATTGCTTCTGTATCAAAATCCTGTTTCTTCTTCATACTGACGGTAGTGACAAAATCATAGCTGCCACCTGTAATCGTAACAGTCTTATCACCCGGCTTGAACTGGCTCATACTTGCTTCTTTAATCAGTTCTTTCAGCTTTT